TGCGTAAGACGAACCGAGAACTACAGCGTCAGAACCGTGAACTGCAGGGCAAGCTGAAAAGCACCGCACAGACTGAGACCAAGCCGGTCGTGGTGGGCAAGAAGCCAAGTCTTGAGGAACACGACTACGACGCAGAAAAGTTTGAGGTAGCAATGGCAGACTGGTTTGAGCGCAAGCGCCAGGCCGACGATGCCAATGCCAAGCAAGAAGCTGAAATTATGACTCAGCAGAAGGCATGGCAGTCCAAGCTGGAAGGCTACGGCAAGGCGAAAGCTGAACTGAGAGTCAAGGACTTTGAAGATGCCGAGGCAGTCGCCCAGGAGGTCTTTAACGTCACCCAGCAAGGCATAGTGCTGCAGGGTGCGGATAATCCCGCGCTCGTCATTTACGCGATTGGCAAGAACCCGAAGAAGGCGAAGGAGTTGTCCGACATTCAAGACCCCGTAAAGTTTGCTTTTGCGGTAGCGAAACTGGAGAAAGAATTGAAAGTAACCAACCGCAAAGCAGCCCCGCCGCCCGAGAGAATTGTGTCAGGAACTGGCCGAGTATCTGGGGCGGTGGACTCAACCCTTGAACGGCTGAGAGAAGATGCGTCGCGGACTGGCAACATGACTAAAGTCATTGCCTACAAAGCGCAAAAACGATCAGCATCCAAATAAACATTTAGGAGATTTTCATGAGTAATTCATTCAGCAAGGAAGAGCGCGTTGCCTTTGAGGACATCCTCGAAGGCTTCAACGACGCCCTGGTGCTTTCCCGGAACGTGTCCGTCTACAACACCGACGGCTCGATGATGGAGCGCACCAACAACGTGATCTACCGCCCCCAGCCCTACATCGCGCAATCCTACGATGGCATGGATCAAACGGGCAATTTCGGCAATTACACGCAGCTTTCCGTTCCCGCTACGCTTGGCTTCCAGAAGTCGGTGCCGTTCATCCTGGACGCGCTTGAACTGCGTGATGCCCTGCAAGAAGGTCGTTTGGGCGAAGCCGCCAAGCAAAAGCTGGCCTCCGACATCAACATCGCCATCATGAACACTGCCGCAAACCTAGGTTCGTTAGTGGTCACTGTCAGCACAGCCGCTGGTGACTATGACGACATCGCTTTGTGCGACAGCATTATGAACGAACAAGGTGTGCAAGCCTTTGACCGTTATTTGGCATTGTCCTCACGTGACTACAACGGTATTGCTGGCAATATTGCTGGTGGTACTGGTGGCGCATCCGTGTCACGTAGTTTCGCTGGTAACAAGTCAAACAATGCGTTTGAGCGTTCTTATGTGGGTATGGTCGCTGGCTTTGAGACCTACAAACTGGACTACGCGAACCGCATTGCGGCTGCAACTGGTGCCGATCCGACCATGAGCACCTTGGTTGGCGCAAGCAACTACTACGTGCCGGTCGCTACCAGCACCGCAGCAACCGGTGAGACTCAGAACGTGGACAATCGTTTCCAAACGATCACCGTGTCTGACACCACCAACTTGCCAGCAGGTACTGCCATCGAGATCGAAGGCGTTGAAGCTGTCCATCACATCACCAAGCAAGGCACTGGATTCTCCAAGACCTTCCGCGTGGTGAGCGTTACGACCGGCACGACTTGCGTTATCACCCCGCCGATCATTTCGGCACAAGGTGGAACGGATGCCGAACTGCAGTATCAAAACTGCATCGTGACCGCTGCTGCTGGCCGCACCATCAATCGCCTGAACGTGGATGCTGCGCCGATCAACTGCTTCTGGCAGAAAGATGCGCTTGAAATCCTGCCGGGTCGTTACGCTGTTCCCTCGGATGCTGGCGTCGCAGTAATGCGTGCCTCCACCGACCAAGGCATCGAACTGGTGATGCAGAAGCAATACGATGTGAACACGATGAAAACCAAGTATCGCCTCGATACCCTTTTCGGCGTGGTAAACAAACAGCCCGAGATGTCCGGTATTCTCTTGTTCAATCAAACGCCGTAAGGAGATTAAATCATGAGCTATAACAGAATTTTTACCCAAGGCACCGCCGTTGTTGTTGTGCCGGCAGGCGAGAAGATCGCCGTCCAAGCCTACTCGCCCGCGAGTGTGTTTCAGGAAGTTGGTTATCCCAACTTTCCTGAATCGCAGGATCTGCTGCACGTAGTTGATAACACCACTTACGTCTCTGCCGCGTTCACCAATGCCACCAGCGTGACCATTCAGGCTGGTGCATCGGGCGCGCTTTACGCGGTTGGTGTTGCTCCGGTAATCACTGATGACGGCAACTGGCAACTTCAGGGCGCTCCGGCAAATATAGCCGACGGCGCTTCGATGATTGCCACGGCAGCAGAAGTGCTGACCGGCATTGTGACTGCAACCCCAACCACAACCCGTAGCATCCAGCTGCCAACAGGTGCAAACCTTGATCTGGCAACAGAGTGGGCGATTGGTGAAGGGTTTGACTTCAGCGTCATCACCCTGGCTGCATTTGCTTTGACCATCACGGTCAACACAGGTGTGACCATTGTTGGCTCTGCTGCAACTGCTGCAACGTCTGGGGCTTCGGCTCGTTTCCGTGTTCGCAAGACTGCTGCTGATACCTTTATCGTTTACCGCATAAGTTAATTAACCGGACAGGCCAGCAGAGATGCTGGCCTGTTTTTTAATGGAGAAAGATATGCCAATGACCAAGGGTTACTCAAAGAAATCAATCGGCAAGAATATTGCTATGGAAATGAAGGAAGGCAAGCCCCAAAAGCAAGCCGTCGCTATGGCTCTCGGCATGGCAAGCAAGTCGGCAAAAGCCGCTGGCAAGCCAAGTAAAGCACCGATGAAAAAGATGAAATGATTAAATCTGCCGCAATTATCAAGACAAAGGATCTGGCCCCGTGGAAGGAATTGCGGTTGGAAAAGCGCAGGCTGAAAAAGGCGCAGACCATTGAGCGCAAAGCAATAAAGCAGGTTTGTCCTACGCCCATTGGTAGACGGGAGCCTAAAGTTGAGGCGCCTGTAGACAATGGCCCGGCAACACGTAATGAAATGCTGCAACAAGCCGAAGTGATCGGGCTGAAGGTTGACAAACGCTGGTCAGATGCGACACTACTTAAACACATCGAGGAATCGGCATGGGCTACAAAAAACGACAATTCATAAGCGCTGCTTTTGAGGAAATCGGCCTTGCGTCTTATGTGTTTGATCTGCAGCCCGAACAGCTTGATTCTGCCCTGCGCCGGCTCGATGCAATGATGGCCGACTGGAACGCCAAAGGCATACGCCTGGGCTACCCTTTGCCATCCAGCCCACAGGACAGCGACCTTGACGAGGATACGCTCGTTCCCGATTCCGCTTACGAGGCGATTATTTGCAGCCTGGGCATCCGGCTGGCCCCAAGCTACGGCAAGCAGGTGATGATAGAGACCAAGACCACTGCAAAGCAGGGATACGACATCTTGCTGCAGAGGGCCACCTTCCCGCTTGAGAAGCAACTGCCAGCAACGACCCCATCGGGCGCTGGCAACAAGCCGTGGAGAGTCACCGATAACCCGTTTGTGCGGCCCCCCTATTTGCCTGTAAACGCTGGCCCTGATGGGCCTATCGAATTCTAATAAGGAAGATCATGCCCACCATTAACCAGTTGCCAGTCCTGAGCACCATATCCAGCGGCGACCAGCTTCCCGTCTACTCGCCCAATAATGGCGATGCAAGGCGCACCTCGATTGGCTCTTTGCTGACGTTTTTCCAGCAGAGCTTTGCATCGCCCACGCTGGCGGTGAATCTTTACGTTCCCGGCTCTGGCTTCAATATCACGGTGCCGACCCCCGTCAGCAATGACCAGTGGATGCTGCTGCAGCCTGCCGGCACGCTGGCAACTGGCACGATCACCTTGCCGCTAAACACTGGCGTGCCTGATGGCACCACGGTGCTGATTACTACGACGCAAGAGATTACTTCCCTGACCATTGCGCTGAATGGCGCTTCGGCTATTTTTGGCGGTGTGTCGTTCTTGGCTGCTGGAAGTGCCACGGCGATTCGTTTCTACCAGCCGACAAACTCTTGGTATCAGATCAACGCCGAGACGGTTTATGCTGCTGGAATGCAGGCTTTCTTGGCAACGCCATCAAGCGCAAACCTTCGTGCAGCAATGACCGACGAGACCGGAACTGGCCTGTTGGTATTCAACACCAGCCCGACGCTTGTGACGCCTATTTTGGGAACAGTAACAAGCGGCAACATTTCTGCTTGCACCTCAACTAGCATGGTATTGGTAACTCCGATCCTCGGCACACCGACTTCTGGAACATTGACTAATTGCATTGGATTGCCGATTGCAACAGGCGTTTCAGGTTTAGCTGCAAATGTTGCGACCTTTCTGGCAACTCCAAGCAGTGCGAATCTGGCGGCTGCACTGACGGACGAGACCGGCACTGGTGCTGCAGTGTTTGCCAATACGCCCACATTGGTGACACCAGTGATTGGCGCTGCAACCGGCACGAGTCTCAGCACAACGGGAAACCAAGTCATCAGCGGCACCGGAAAGCAAGGCTATGCAACTGGCGCTGGTGGAACGGTCACGCAGCTTACCAACAAAGCAACTGCCGTCACTTTAAGCAAATCGACCGGACAAATTACGCTGAACAATGCAGCACTTGCCGCAGATACCACGGTCAGCTTTACCTTGACAAATACGGTAATTGAGGCTGGCGATATTCTGATAATGAACCACATCAGCGCAGGCACTGCCGGCTCTTATCTGCTCAATGCTCAATCTGCTGCAGGCTCTGCTACCATTAACGTGCGGAACATTACCGCTGGCTCGTTGAGTGAAGCCATTGTTATTGCCTTTGCAGTGATCAAAGCCGTAACTGCGTAATGGCTACCAAGTCCACAGTCAATGCGGCTGGCAACTACACGAAGCCGACCATGCGGAAAGCCTTGTTTCAAAAAATCAAGGCTGGCACAAAGGGTGGTGATCCTGGCGAATGGTCAGCCAGAAAAGCGCAACTGCTGGCGGTGGAATACAAGAAAAAAGGCGGCGGATACCGATGAAAGCACCGCAGAAAAGCCTGAAGGATTGGTCGCGCCAAGACTGGCGCACTAAGTCGGGCAAGCCTTCGTCAGAGACTGGAGAACGCTATCTACCGGCCAAGGCCATAAAAGCCATGTCTGCGGCTGAGTATGCGGCAACCACCAGGGCAAAGCGCGAGGCTACGAAGGCAGGCAAGCAGTTTGCCAAGCAGCCTAAAAAGATTGCAGCAAAGGTAAAGGCTTACAGATGAAAACCCCCGCTTATGCGCGTAAGGAAGGCCAGAACCCCAAAGGCGGTTTAAATGCCAAAGGGCGTGCCGCAGCCAAGGCCGAAGGCATGAACTTGAAGCCCCCTGTAAAGTCCGGTGACAATCCGCGCAGGGCGTCATTCTTGGCCCGTATGGGTGGCAGTGCTGGCCCTGAATACAAGAACGGTGAACCTACCCGCCTGCTGTTGAGCTTGAGGGCATGGGGCGCATCGTCCAAGGCTGACGCACAGGAGAAGGCAAGGAAAATCTCGGCCAGAAACAAGGCAAAGAAGTAAATGCAAATCCCCATCCTCAACGGCATTTACGCTGACAGCACGCCGGAACTTCGCACCAGCTATCCCATCAACATGGTGCCGGTGCCGAAAAAGTCCGGTATCAGCAATGGTTTCCTGCGCCCCGGCGATGGCATTGTAGCCAACGGCACTGGCCCAGGCATCGACCGTGGAGGCATCAACTGGCAAGGCGTCTGCTACAGAGTCATGGGAACCAAGCTCGTCACGGTGGCCAGCAACGGCACAGTGACCACTCTGGGCGATGTGGGTGGCACCATAACCAATCTAGTGACCTTTGATTACAGCTTTGACCGCCTGGCCATTGCCTCCGGTGGCCGGCTGTATTACTGGAACGGCGCAACCCTGACCCAAGTCACAGACCCCGATCTTGGAGTCGTGCTTGATGTGGTGTGGGTGGATGGTTATTTCATGACCACGGACGGCGAGTTTCTGGTTGTCACCGAACTGACTGACCCACTGGTAGTCAATCCGCTGAAATACGGAAGCTCAGAAGCCGATCCTGACCCGGTAGTGGCCCTGCTCAAGCTGCGAAACGAAGTCTATGCCTTAAACCGCAACACCA